TAGATGTAAACCTTAATGTTGTGTTTATATTATTCATTTACTCCTACCTAAATATTTAATATACATATAGTATAACACTATATGATTATTTGTCAACCTTTTTTATTGAAAAAATTGCAAAAAATCGATAAATAGTAGTGAATAAAGTTTTATAGGAGGTACTTATGCGATTACCAACACAACCACAATTTATAACCAAAGGCATAAACACATTCAGTCTATTAGGATTATCACTAGTATGGGGTCATATGCTAAACTTAATTAGCCTATGGTTTCTACCATTAACTATTTTAAGCATACTGGTGGGATATGGTTCAGAAATCAACAACAAAGGCGCATTTAAAAACAATTTAGACTTGTAATGAAGCTCACACCGCCACAACAAACTATCAGTGATGATACTGCTAGATTTCGAGTAGTAGTTGCGGGTAGACGTTTCGGTAAAACATATCTAGCCATTAATGAACTGGCAAAGTTTGCACGTTTCCCCAATTCCAAATGCTTATACATAGCCACATCATACCGTCAGGCTAAAACTGTAATCTGGGAAGACCTTAAAGATATATTATATGCTAAAAACTGGATAAAGAAAGCAAACGAATCAGAACTAAGTTTAACATTGGTTAATAACAGTATAATAACCCTACGTTCATCAGAGAACAGAGACACACTAAGGGGAACTAAGTATGACTTTATTGCATTGGACGAGTTTGCTGATATGCACCCGGATACTTGGTTATCTGTATTGCGTCCAACACTATCAGACACAGGTGGTTCAGCACTATTCATAGGAACACCCAAAGGCCGTAATCACTTCTATGATTTATGGGTGCAAGGTGGTTCACAAGAAGATTGGAGCAGTCATCAATATACTACTATACAGGGCGGGCAAGTATCTGCTGAAGAGATAGAAGCCGCTCGTAGAGACTTAGATGCACGTCGTTTTGAACAGGAATATGAAGGATCATTTATTCAGGATAATCAGATTATATTTTATGCTTTCTCTGACGATAACATACAAACAAAACCAATACTACCAGACGCTAGAACACCACTACATATAGGTATGGACTTTAACATATCACCAATGAGTGCCGTTATAGCACAAAAACACAAAGACGATATTCACGTGTTTGATGAGATTGAAATATGGGGAAGCAACACTTATGAAATGGTAAAAGAGATACGCAATCGTTATGGTGATCAGAGACAGATGTATGTGTATCCAGATGCATCGGGTGCCAGTAGAAGCACCAACAGTCAAGGTATAAGTGATCACATAATATTAAAAAACAATGGATTTAGATTAGTCACAAACAATGCAAATCCGCCTGTAGCAGAAGCCATAGCAAGTGTAAACAGTCGTTTGCGTAGTCACAGTGGCGAAATACACCTAACAATAGATCCCAAATGTAAGACCCTTAGAGAGTGTCTTATAAAGCATAGTTACAAAGAAGGAACTAAAATACCGGATAAAACCACAGGATATGACCATATGACTGATGCTCTGCGATATTTAGTGCATGGTATCACACCTATGGGATTAAATATACAGGGAATGAAACCACGGCGTATGAATGCAGGAAGGATGTTATAATGGCAAATGTAGAATACATAATAAAAGTGATAGAACCAGATAAAGAGTATCTAAAACCTTTTGTTCAACCCACATTGGACGATTGTAGGCGAGAAGCACAGGAATACTTATGGAGTAGACCAGAAGGAACAAAATACATATATGTAGCGGCAAGGATTAAGAATGCAAATTGACGAACAGTTGACAAAATGTCTAGTGATTACAAATTACAGAACCGGTAGCAGAGATTTCTGCATAAAAAATGAACGAAAAAACCGATTGAAAATGAATTTATTTGAAATAATTCACAAAGGAGGAAAATACTTGCCCATAAAACCTGCTGTTGAACAAATGCGTAATACAAAAAAATTTATTGCTAAGGTTATGCCAGATCAATTTGCATATGATTTTGAAAAATTGGAACAGTTAATGGGACCCAGCGAACAAATAGTATATCTATATAGAAAAGACTTTAGGGCACAATGTTTAAGTTGGATTGCCAGTAATTACAGAAATGATTATGATCGAATTTCTAGTATTCAAGGTGCAGATTTTTTAATTGATATCGATCAAACATTTGCAGATAAACATATCCAAATGATAGAAAAAAACAATGATTTTTTAAAAGAATGTATAAAAAGATATCCTGCACCGGTATATGCATATGAAGACATCAACGATGGTAATCCATATAAAAGATCGTATGATTGGAAATATATGCCCTTTATTAAAGATTATAACACAGAGGAAATTTATAATGAAACAATCATATAAAGTATGGGATAGTCAACACAATTCTATGACTGAATATACACCCTACGAATGTTATAAAATTACAGTAAACTATCCTAACACAAACAGAACATTAGAGTTTTTAGGTATGGACAGAGGTAGTTGCATTATGCAGGCAGAAGTGGCTAAAGAAGAAGGCGATACTGTAATGCTTATGGAGTCAGAAGAGTCAGTTACACTATTAAGGAAACACAATGAAGGATAACATACCCAAAAAGAACACACGTCAGTGGATAAAGAATGAAAAACTAATTGCTAAAAATCCTGTGCTTAGAAGCGCCAGAGATACTGCAGAAGGATTTAAACCTTCAAGTGGTATAAGCAGTGGTGCTAATGACCAAGCCTACAAAGACGGCTGGGACAGAATATTTGGCAAAAAGAAAAAAGATGAAGATAACGAATAAAGAAGTAGAAAGATTTAATCGATTAAATGAAGAAACATAGATTAACTGGAGAAGGCGGCAAAGGTAGTGCAAGGCGTAACAGTAATGAAAAGGCCTATGCAGACGGATGGGAAGCCATATTCGGCAAAAAGAAAAAACCAGAAGCAAATGTAACAATTGATAAAAACAAGGATTAAAAATGAAAGCAATACACAAATATAAAAACAGCAAACACCCAGAAGCACAAAGGCGTATAGCACAAAGCCTTGGATACAGGTTTTCCATATGGGATATGCCCGATATGATTAAATTGTTAAAACGTGCTGATATAACATTTGATGATTCACCTGAAGTGTTGGATTATAGACATATGCCGGATGCTAAAACTATTCAACTTTAATTAAAGGTTTTGGTCTTTGAACCAAGCACTAAAATTACTCTTAGCAATTTTTTGATCATCACTCAAATAGTTTTCTAAAAAAATTATCCGATGAAGTTCATTATTATGTATTTTCAACATCGCTTCTTCTACTTTATCAGTATTGCCTTTAACAGCATCTCTTAACACATCATCTTTATATAATGCATTTTCTAAATCATAAATGCCTTGACTGTCGCCTGATACTGTTAATGTGTTGTTATCAAAGTTTATATTTAATTGCAAATTAATTTGCATCTATAATCTCCGCAACATCGTTCCAACTTACGCCCTCGTGCATAGTAAAGGTGCTGTCTGCATCTATAACATCTATATCCTTAAATTTAAATTTACCTTTTAGAATAGCAGTTGCTTCAAACATATCCAAATAGTTTATAACTTTCTTCCAACGTGTATAGTTTCCAAAATTACTGACCACATGTGTTTTAACTTCACAACGGTTAACAGGGTCCCAGAAACTTATAGTTTTAAACTTTTCTTTATTGTTTCGGCTTATTTTAGTATTTGTTATTTCTATTGGTATAAGTGTATCAGTTGTTCTCATCTGCCTTCTCCTTTGCTAATGCTATGTGTTTATCTATGTCCCATAATAAACATTTAGATCTTTCATAATCATAATCCGGATGATCTGGCATAAGCCAAAATATATCTCCTTTAAATTGATCTAATTCACTCCAATGTTTTGTATTTTTAAATTTATCTGTTTTTTTGTTTCTGTTAGGGCCGCCTTTTTTAACTTTGTCCTCACAATATGGATTACCATATGTTTTTTCTCTTTGTGAAACCGTTTGTGGACTTAATAATAAATCCTGGGCTATTTCCACTATTGTTTTACCATACTTGTCTTCCCAATCGCTGGGCTTGGCTTTGCGTTGATATGGATTACCATAATTACGCACTCTCATATGTATTGTGGATGTGCTTACGTTTTCACGTTCTGCTATTTTGTATGCAGGTTCTCCCCAACGTTCTTCAAATTTACTGGCTTTTTTAAACATTGGTTTTACTTTTAGTTCATATCCTATTTTCTTAGGCATTGTTAATCTCCTTATAATATATTCTTATGTTACCGTCTACTAGTTCTGCTCTTTCCACATCTGGTTCATCTATAAATGACTTCAAAACCGTTTGTGCATCTTTAGGATGAACACCAAATGTGTAATATCCCAAACGTGGATCTGCTGGGCAATGTTTACTCATTAATTCGAAATTTAAAATTGTTTTTTTCTGTCCTTTGTATGAACCCATAGTCTCTCCTTTATTGTTTA